CCGCTGGCCCTGTTCGTGTAAAGATATTAGGTGAAGAGACACCAGACAAAGCCGAAGCCGCTGATAGGGTAAAAGCGGATATGAACTATGAGCTGACCGAGCGTATGGTGGAGTATCGGCCAGAGCATGAACGCCTGCTATATAGCCTAGGATTGGCTGGTTCGGCGTTCAAAAAGGTGTATTACGACCCGAGTTTAGGGCGTCAAGTAGCCATATACATCCCTGCGGAAGACGTGATTGTACCTTACGGTGCGTCCCATATTGAGACTGCTGAACGTGTTACGCACGTCATGCGGAAGACCAAGAACGAGTTGAAGAAGCTACAAGCGATGGGGTTCTACCGTGAGGTAGACCTCGGTGACCCACAGCCGTTCCATACAGATATTGAGAAGCGGAAGGCTGAAGAAGGTGGGTACTCTATCACCGACGATGACCGGTACGCTGTGTACGAGGTGCATGCAGATCTTGTTATTGATGGGATTGACGAGGATGAGGAAGAGATTGCAAAGCCCTATGTTGTTACCATTGAACGAGGTACGGGTAACGTCCTAGCGATACGTCGTAACTGGAGTGAAGAAGACCCGCTGATGTTGAAGCGTCAGCACTTTGTGCACTATGTATATGTGCCGGGGTTTGGGTTTTACGGTCTTGGTTTGATCCATATTATCGGTGGATACGCCCGTGCAGGTACTTCACTGATCCGTCAGTTGGTTGATGCCGGTACGCTATCTAACTTACCCGGAGGGTTGAAATCCCGTGGTCTGAGGATCAAAGGTGATGACTCGCCCATTGAGCCGGGTGAATGGAAAGACGTGGATGTACCGTCTGGAAGCATTCGTGACAATATCATGCCGCTTCCGTACAAGGAGCCAAGTCAAACTCTATTAGCCCTGTTGAACCAGATTACCACTGAAGGTCGTCGGTTAGGTGCGATCAGTGATATGAACATATCTGACATGTCGGCTAACGCTCCGGTAGGAACGACGCTGGCGTTGTTAGAACGTACGCTTAAGCCTATGGCTGCGGTACAGGCCCGTGTTCACTACGCGATGAAGCAAGAGTTCAAGATGCTCAAAGCGTTGATGGCAGAGTATGCGCCCACTGAGTACGACTATATCCCCATGCGGGGTGAGGTCAGTGCGAGGGTAGCGGACTACATGATGGTGGATGTGATCCCTGTCAGTGATCCTAACGCGTCAACGATGGCCCAGCGGGTTGTACAGTACCAAGCGGTATTACAGATGGCGCAGAGCGCCCCGCAAATCTACGACCTGCCACAGCTACACAGGCAGATGATCGAGGTATTAGGAGTTAAGAATGCAGATAAACTTGTCCCGACTCAGGACGACCTTAAACCGACTGATCCGGTTAGTGAGAATATGGATGCACTCGTTGGCAAACCGATTAAAGCGTTTATATACCAAGACCACCAAGCGCACATAGCGACTCACCAGTCGTTTATGCAAGACCCTATGGTAGCCCAAATGATAGGTCAAAATCCGCAGGGACAGGCTATTATGGCTGCTTTGCAAGCGCACTTAGCGCAACACCTAGGGTTCCAGTATCGGGCGCAAATAGAAGAACAACTGGGTGCAGCGTTACCACCACCCAACGAAGAGTTGCCTGAAGAGATCGAAGTAACCCTTGCACAGCTTATGGCGAAGGCAGGTACACAACTCAGTCAGGCAAACCAACAGAAACAGGCACAAGCACAGGCTCAACAACAAGCGCAAGATCCCATATTCCAGCTACAGCAACGCGAAGTAGCGATCAAAGAACAAGAAGTACAGCGTAAGGCCCAGAAAGATGCCGCAGAAATCCAGCTTCGTATGGCTGAACAAGAGCGCATAGCGCAAAAAGATGCACTTGATTCTGCTATTGACACTAAGAAGTTAGGGTTAAATGAGAAAGAACTAGAACTGGAAGCTCAAAAAGAAGGGTTGAAGCTCGCTAAATCGACTACTGAATCGCAAGATAAACTTAGTCTAGATTTGCTTCGGCTTATCGAACAACAAAATAAGGGTCAATAATGGCTAAAACCGTCTTAGACGTGCTTAAAGATAAATTCGAGGAAGATAAATCCTCTGCACTACAGTTTCTTGGTAATGGGGGAGCAAAAGATTTTTCCCAGTACAAGGAAGTTACAGGTATGGTTCGGGGTCTCGAAACCTGTATCGGATACGTAGAAGACCTCTCGCGCAATATGGAAGAATACGATGAGTGAAGCAATAAAAACGTTAGCCCCTGAAGACATGCTAACGCAAGAAGAGATAGAGGCGCAGCTACCTAAACCCGTAGGTTATAGGGTGTTGGTCGCGTTACCACAAGTTGAAGAGACGTTCGGGGATACCGGACTGCTTAAATCTTCAAACACAATAAACCAAGAACACATTATGTCGATAATCGGTTTGGTGTTGGATATGGGCGAGCAAGCCTATTCTGACGAGGATCGGTTCCCGACAGGCCCGTGGTGTAAGCCGGGGGATTATGTGATGTTCCGTATGAATACGGGCACTCGGTTTAAAGTTGGTGGGGTTGAATATCGTTTAATGAATGATGATTCTATCGAGGCTATTGTGGCCGACCCCCGTGGTATCACACGCGCATAGGAGGTAACCATGCCATTTCAAAAAGTAGAATTTAGTTTCCCCCACGAAGACGAAGAAACTAGCACGGACATCGAAATTGAAGATTCAAGTGCTACCGAAATAGATTTGTCGGGTAAACCACAAACTGAACCTGAACCCGTAGTTGAGGAAGCGGTAGAAGATGATCTCGAAGTCGAAATTGTTGATGACACACCAAAAGCTGACCGAAACCGTAAGCCTGCTGAACCACCAGCGGAAGTTACTGACGAGGAGCTTGCAGAGTACTCTGATAAAGTACAAAACCGAATCCGTCACTTTAGTAAAGGCTACCATGATGAACGTAGGGCTAAAGAAGCAGCGTTACGTGAACGTCAAGAGCTGGAACGATTGGCTCAACAACTGGTTGAAGAAAACAAAAAACTTAAAGGTACTGTTAGTCAGAATCAGGAAGCTTTATTAGAACAAGCTAAACGTACCGCTGCTGGTGAGATGATTCTTGCTAAACGTGCTTACAAACAGGCGTATGAAGCAGGTGATGCTGATAAGTTGGTAGAAGCACAAGAGAAACTAACTAACGCTAAAATAAAGGCTGACCGTTTAGATAACTTACGTGTCGAACCTTTACAACCAGTGGAAACTGAGGTACAAACACAACGAATAGAAGAACAATCCGCCCCAGCACCTATTGTTGATGAACGGGCTAACGATTGGGCAGCGTCCAATACGTGGTTCGGACAAGACGACGAAATGACAAGTTTTGCGCTGGGGTTGCATAATAAACTTGTCAAAGAGGGTGTTAACCCTCAAACTGAAGAATACTACGAGAAAATTGATTCTCGTATGCGACAAGTATTCCCCGATAATTTCGAGGATGTTGGTGAAATAGAGGCCGAAAAGCCTAAGCGAAAAGCAAATGTGGTTGCACCCGCAACGCGGAGCACAGCCCCTAAGAAAATTAGGTTAACGCGAACACAAGTTGCCGTCGCTAAACGGTTAGGTCTTACACCAGAACAATACGCCAAACAGGTTGCTATAGACATGAGGAAACAATAATGGCTCAAAATAGACTAGATAGAGAGCAAACTACCCGCGAAAAGACTACTCGTAGACAGGCATGGAAGAGGCCAGAAGTTTTACCTTCGCCTACCCCTGAAGACGGGTACGAGTTTAAATGGGTACGTGTAAGCACTCAAGGGCAAGTTGATGCCACTAACGTTTCTTCTAAGCTCCGTGAAGGTTGGGAGCCTGTCAGAGCAGAAGATCACCCAGAAATTACAATGGTCACCGTGGAAAACGAGCGATTCAAAGATAACGTTGTAATTGGTGGTTTGATGTTATGTAAAGCTCCTTCAGAATTATCGCAGGAACGAAACGCGCATTATGAACAACAAAATGATGCTCAGATTCATTCAGTGGATAATAACCTCATGCGAGAGAACGACCCGCGTATGCCGCTATTTAACGAGCGGAAGACAAAGGTTACTTTTGGTAAAGGAACTTAAACTTTAATTTGAGGAGTCTCTAATGGCTTATCCAACTGTATCAGCCCCTTACGGGCTGAAGCCGGTCAACTTGGTCGGTGGAAGGGTATTTGCTGGTGCTACTCGACTGTTCCCCATTGCTTCTGGCTATGCAGCAAACATCTTCAACGGTGATGTTGTAAAG